AACGGGCGATCGAACGTGGTGGGGTTCGAGGAGATAGCAGCGTCGTCGTTGCTAACCCCGAAGAACCCCTGATGGTAGACCAGATCCCCTGCCCGGTGATAGAGCGTGGGAACCCAGCTCCGGCGGCGACCGGCGCCGATGAAAGTGCGGGCCATCTGTTAGCTCCTTGAAGCTTCTCTAGTGGCTAGGCCGTTGCGCCAGCTGTTTCGGCCGGCTTCTTCTCGACTCCGAAAACGGACTCGACGCCCTCACGGGCAGACTTCGTGGTGGGCTTCCCACCGGTTGCGGCAGCCCCGGAAGGCCCCTCACCCGTGATGCGCGGCCCAACGCCAAGCTCCTTCAGCTCCTCCTTTGCATCTTCGACGGCCGACTGGACATCGCCCTCGACGTACTCGAGAGCATCGCTGAACATGTTGATGAGGCGACCCTGCACCCGATTGGGAAGGCCGGACTTCGCGATGAACTCGCGGATGGACTTCGCAGCGTCTGCACGCTTCGTGTCCTTCTCATCGCGAGCCTGGATACCCTCCTGAACGCCCTTGGCGATCATGGCGGAGATCTGCTCGGCGGTGAGGACCTGAGCGGGCGGCGGATCGTCGTCCTCGCTCTCGGTGGCCGGCTTCACGCCAGCCTCGATCTGAGCGACCAGCTGGGGCGCGTTCGCCTTCAGCTCGTCGAGCGTGATGTCGTTCCACTCCACCTGTTCTGCTCCTTCACTCTCGCGTGCGAACTGGAGAATCTCACCACCAGCGGAAGGGTACAAAACCCAGTCCACAGAGCGGGCGTAAGCGATCTCGAGGACATCCTCGATCTGCCTCTGACCTTCCTGAACGTAGTTGACCTTGATCCGATGGTCAGCAGAAACCCCAACGTACTTCTGAGCACGCTGAGTCTGCTCGAAGAACTTCTCGTCGAAGAACTCCACTGTTCCGCGGATGCCACCTTTGTCACCGAGGGTTGGATCCCAGCGGGTAGATTCTACAGCGGAGACCATCTCGCGGTAGCCCCGCTTCAGCGGCGGCTTGTCGCTGTGGTCAACGAACATTCGGAGGCCGTTGTAGATGCCTTCCTTGGCAGCCTTCTGCAGCGCTGATGCTCGGTAGTTCCGAGGGTTCTTGGCGCGGCCCGCCTTGATGATGGCGACATCAGCCGTCATCTTCCCTGTGGCCTCATCCTTGTGGAATGTGGCCTCGAGAACGTCGATCGTCTCCTTCGCGGGGTGCTCGACGTTCTTCATGATCGTGGCGCAGTAGGCGTCAGGATCCTTCTTGCTGCTGTTTGCCTTGACACAGGCAGCGAAGTTCTCATACCCAGCAAACGGCATCTTCCCTCCCTACCCCTCCGTCGGCTCGAAGTTGGGATAATCCGGACCCTTCAGAGTGCGGATGCCGCCCTTGCCCAGAACGTACTTCCCACCATTGGAGGTGACGAAGGTTCGCGTCCGCTCGTTCGAAGCGAGGATATCTTCCTTCTCATAGCCCGAGAGCTTGAGGAAGACGGCGGTCGCGTTAGCAGGTGCCTTCTTCGGCGCCTCTGTTGTTTCCTCATCGGCCATTGTGTTCTCCTAGAAGTCCCAGCGATCCTCAAGGAACGGGGAGGGACCGGCTAGATGTTGGATGTTCCCGTCCTTGATCTGGTAGTGACCTCCATTAGATGTGAGGAACTCCTTCATCTCGTAGTTCAGAGAGAGGAGATCGCTTGGTCCGTACCCCGTAGCAGAAAAGAACTGACTACGGAGCGTCATCTGCTCCTCATTCAGTTGTGGATCCTGCAGCAGTGGTTCGAGAGCCATAGACGACCTCCAGCAGCAACCCTCGCATTCTATCAGCCAGTTCCTCGTTTGGCAACGGGCTACCGTTAGCCAACACGATCCTGCACCCACAGCGGGTGAGGCCGAGGCAGACAGATCCATCACCAGGAGCGCCTGGGAGGGGTTGAAGACCCAATCCCGAGGTACTATCCCTCTGGTATGGGCCTTCCTGTGATGCTCTATAGCACTCGACGCAGTGCTCTGTGATTCCCAGTCGCCATCTGTAAGGGCCAGGTGGCATTGCCTCCAAGCGGCCCCGCTCGAAGATACCCCTCAGGGCAAGCAGGTACAGCCTGGTTCGTGCGATTGGGTCTAGAACGAGCTCGTTTGTGACGAGGTCCTCACCGAATGCTCTTAGGAAGCGTCGTTCCTCGGTGAGCTCATCATTCAGGATATTCACGTCTCGATCCGTCATCGTGTAGAACGGGAAGACCGAGATAGCTCCTAGTGAATAAGCTTGGTAGTAGGCTCGAAAAACAAATCCGGTGGCGTCGTTAGTGAATCTTGAAACACTAATAGCACCGGATCCCGCACGATTAGCCAGGTGTATGAGGTTACGTCGCAGACCTCTCCCAACAGCCAGGAAAGATCGTTCAAGCTCCCCGGCGTCAGCGAGTCCAAAGGTATCGCTTGTAGTTTGAAGGTATGGTGCACCTGAAGTGCGGAACGCCCCAAAGTCATGCTGACTTCGGCCCATTGGCAGCCTTCTCACCCTTGCCTGAGACAAGGTGCTTCATGTTAGGATCCATGCCTTCATTCGGCACCTTCGGGGCGATCCCAGGGGGTACACCAGTTGCTCCCGGTGCTGCTCCCAAAGAAGCTGCCAAGTTGCGTTGCTGCTCAATTCTGAGCTGCTCAGCATGGATCATCTGTGCCTCGATCTCAGGCATGATGCCATCGAGGTTGGGCACGCTCATGATCGAGAGGGCACCGCGGATGGCCTCCCTCTTGACGATCATGTTGTTAGGAGCGATGTCACGAACGATCTGAGCCCAGGATGTGGTGAACTTCACAACGTCCTGAGAGATGATCGGCGGGAACGTCCACCCGAGGCGAGCTAGTGCCTCATCGACGAGCTTCTTGTCCTCAGTCCCGATCGCGGTTGTGAGGACGTACCGAACCCACTCGTCGTACTCTTCCTCGATCCACTGCTGCCAGTCCTCGAAGGTCTTCACCATCGGAAGTTCCATCGACTGGGCAGTTGCGAGGTTAGCGTCCCCACCTTCACCGAAGTAGTGGGCCATCGTACCGACGCCAGCTCCACCGGTTGTCAGGAGCATCTTCGCATCCTGGGCTGCTCCCGCAGCTCCGGTGTCCGTCTTCATCCACTCGATGTCGACGGCCTCGTTCGAATCATAGGTTGCCCCAGGAAGCGGACGAGTAAGCTTCTGCGTCTCGGTCCCAGAACTGTTCCCCACAGGGAGCCCGCCGAACTTCCCACCGAAGGAAGCTACTGCGGTTGGGCCACCCTTGATCTTCCGCTTGTAGGAGATGGCCTGGGCAGCTTGGTTGATAGCAGCCCGACCCTCCATGAACTCACGGAAGACCCGGAACCACTCTCGACTGGCGTAAAGCTCACTAACCCCTCGCCGCCCATTCTTGGTCCAGATGGGGTTGACGTAGACGTGGCGGACCTTCTTCTCCGTTTCCAGCTTCTTTGCGGGAATACGGATCTTCTTCTTGATCTCGTTCCACTTCTCGTCGGTAATCCGGTAGTCCAGGTAGTACTTGACCTGAGGCTGTCCATCAGGCTTGTACATGTCGTTAGTTCCGTCGTAGATCAAGTTCTGGAACTTGCGACGGTACAGGACGGGTTCAACTCGATTGTCGGGGTTGTAGATGATCCCATCGATCTCAGTGATGGGGATTTCCGTCACCTTGAGATAGGGATCAGCCTTATCCGCGAAGCAGGCGTAGAACTTCTCACCATCGGTGACTACATCATCCAGCATCTCCTGCATCGCTCTGTGGGACGTGAGGATCAACCGGTTGTCTGCATCGTTCCAGAAGGCTTCGATGATGTCGCGAATGGGGTCGGGGACATCATCTCCGGGCTCCGCCGAAGTCTTCCCATCCGGCCCGTACTCATCCGCATCGTCCCTCTCATCCGCCTTCGGATCTACTGCACCAGGGAACGGCATGATGGATTCCGGTGCACGCGCGCGACGGGGGATCTGCACGAACTTGGTCGGCAGCGGCCTGTTGGTGGGCGGAGCCTGATCTGGGTTCTCCGGGTCCTGCCCAGGCTTAGGTGGCGGCGAAGCCCCGGCATCCACTGCCGCGCCCATATCAACCGGGTTCTCAGGCGCCAGAACCCACTGAACTCCCTTGCCCAGCGTGAACCGGATGATCAGCTTGACGGACTGCTTCGCGAGCGGATTGTCATGCCGCATTCGGCGAAGTCGCTGAAGAGTCTCCTCGCGGTTTAGACCAGGAAGAACTTCCTTGATCCCGCCGAGGTCGTACAGGTTCAGGTAGTCGATGTCCTCCAGCGTCCGCTGAAGCATCTGATTGTCCGAGTAGATGTGCTCATACGCATCGCTGAGCTCACTGATCTGGACCTGTGTCTGCTCGAATACATCTTCGAGTCCGGTGACTCGTGCAATCGCAAGCTGAACCTGGTTCATGAGGACCTCAGGATATCTGAGTTCAAAGGTGTCCCACAGAGCGCGTACCACTGCTTCTCACGGAAAGCGTACTCATCACACGCTTCAACGGGATCCTTGCCCTCAAGAATCGCCAGATGACGTTCTTGCTCCAGATCCATCCGTAGTTCGTCTTCCCAGAAGCTCATGGCCGTTCCACGTTGCAGATGGGGAAACAGAAGCTGTAGCCTAGGTCGCGCTCTGGATGGTCGTCGGGCGTATTCTTTCGCCCTATCCTCTCGACCGTTCTTAGAGCGGCGTTCTCGTCGAAGTTGATTCTGTCGTTCCAAGTACTCCGGGTGGGCTGTTCGCCATCTCCGGTGGTACTCGGCAGTCAATCCAGTCCGAGTGATACCCGTGCAGACATGTCCGGGATCATGTCATCCCAGGACATCGTCTCCAGAGTCACTGCCTTTCGCTCCTCGTTGAACAGCTCTGGGAAGTAGTTGTAGTAGCCGTAGCGAACGGCGTCGATTGTGTGGTTGTCCACATCAACCGGGTTCTCGGACGAGTTTACCTCGATCCTTTGACGAATCGTATCTGGATAGTGGTAGAGCCCGTGCTCTTTGATGCAATTCTTGCAACGTGGATCATAGGTGATCCGCGGGACGATGTCCGCGCCGACTGACCTGATCGGATCGCGGAGGAACATGTGATGAACTTCAAGGCCGCGTCGGATCGTTGTCGGCTTCTCTGTTCTCGTCCGATAGCCCCGAAGTCGCCAAGTAGCAACTGCTTCAGCCGCTGCCCGGTCGACGACGACATCGATTTCCTCCCGGGGATTGCCGAAGTCGTTGAGGATGTATGGTCCCCACTTATCTTCAGCAAGTCGGATGATTTCAGAAGTCGTATGCTGAGTCCGGTAGATCTCGTCCAGAACGTGGACTTCCTCTGTGGGAGTGATCTGCACCAGAAGAACGCAGTAAGGAGCCGCAGAACCTGGATCGACCCACAGGGACGTGCGAAGGAGCGGGCTGTAGTTGTGGGACCGAACGTGAACGTCGGAGTCGAACTCGGGGAATACCAGCCCACCGTATGCGATGAACTTGGCCTCCCATTCCTGTGCGAAGGCCTCCGGCGAAGAGTTTCGACGTGCTTCCTCGATCTCCTCCGCGGGAAGGATCGGGTTCATCCGCGACGGGATCGTCCAGCTCTCCCACCACGCGTGGTCGGGGTTCGAGTTGTCCTGTCCTTTGAGGTAGAACTCATGGAACCAGTTGAACCCGCGCGGAGTGCTGCTGAATAGTGCTCGACCTTGTCGATCTGCCAGAGCAGGTCGAATATACTGATGCCAGGTTCGTTCCTTGAGGCGAGCAGCCTCTGCAAGGATGACGAGATCGAGACCCTCTCCGATGAGCTGGTCAGGGTTCTCCTCGGACCGGCATTCAACCATCGAACCGTTCTCGAACTGAATAAAGAGCTCACGTTCCGACTTCCTTCGAACCGGGACGAGGTCCTTGTTCACGGCGAGGTTCCAGAGGACGCGGAACTCTTTCTCCGCGAGGTCCATCGTCGGACCAACGATCCAGACGTAAGAACCAGGAATTACGATCTGGCAGAAGCCTTCTCGTCCTCCCAGGACCGACTTCCCAATCCGCCGGCCACCGTTGACAACTCGGAACCTAGCCGTCGAGCGGTGAACTTGTGCCTGGTACGAGAACGTCTGAAGGCCCGTACTCCGGAAAATCGCCGCCATCCGATCCGGTGTTAGGAGCGAAGAGCGCGGCGAGGATATTCTCGTACTTGTTGTTGACATTGATGTCGCCCTCGACGGTAACCGCCATCCCCTTGCCGCCGACGGTCAACCGATCCATGATCCGAAGCAGATCCAAGAGCTCCATGTTCTTGATAGCCGCGCCGTTGGTGCGCCGATCAAGTTCACGAACGATCTTGCCCTTGATCTTTGAGGTAGTTGCTGCGCGGTGTTCCTCGATCCGGGCTCTGAAGTCCGGGTCTTGCATGTACTTCTTGATCTGTCTGGCGCTGACACCAGCATACTGCGCGGCGAGCTTCTGAGTTGCTCCCACAGCCAGTGCCTGAGAAGCCATCTCCATATGCGCTCGCATCGCAGCATATCGAAGCCGAGGCTTCTTGATGATCATCTCTTCCTGAACATCATCGAGGGTTTTACCCTTCGGATTCAGGATCGTCAGCCCCCGATTCGTAGCTTCCAGCCTCTTCCGGTCGCCCGGTCCCGCGTCTTCGGGAAGATGAACGAGATCTCTTGCCACCATCTGGAATGAACCCCATGCCAATCCGGATAGCCTTCGCCATCCTGACGTAGATGTTGAGAACAGATACGTCAAGCTTGGAAGCTATGTCTCGTTCTGTTCTGCCGTAGACCCCCTCGATCAGTACCATTCCCAGTGGGGGCTGATATCCCATCAACTTCCACAGGGCAGAGGTGACTGGAAACAAGCCCGGTGCTGGGGAACTGTATCGTTCGACCCTAGTCATCTGGAAAAGCTTGTGGCCTTCCAGCGGGCTTCGCGCGGTATACTGCTCGCGCGTAAGGAGGTTTCGGCGTTGCCGGTAAGTTGTGAGACTTTCACCCGGCTGGGGCGGCTTCAAACCCATAACTACGTGAAGATGGCTGACCATCTTCGGCATAGTTTCGGGGTTCCCGTTCTCTGCAAGTGTCTTGAACTGATGGATGCGGCTGGGGATTTCCCCTTCTACACCCTCGCGGAAGAAGCAAAGTCCGCACAACAGCGGCTGTTCTGGATAGAACTGGATGCTGTAGTATGGATTGTGGCCGCAATCGAGAGCCACCCTAGGCTCATCATAGGGAAGAGCTTGCTGTAGTTTGGCAGCAATACTCTTCCCCTGTTTCACTGGTGGGTGGATGTTGTTTGCAGCTGGGAACATCAGCTACCCTCATGGCCTACCGGGGGAAGAGAACGATGCTCATCCCAGGAGAGGTTTGAAACCCGTAGCCTGGAAGTTTGGAGTTCTAAGCTCTTCCCCCCAATTGGATGGAGGGTGGCTGTTGAACCCTGGGCTGCCTGGTGGGAGGCGAAGCCTCAGCTACAGATACCATCATATAACATCTTGTGGTACCTGTCAAGGGTAGCCAAGTTCCCTAGTTCAACGGGGGGAAGAGCTCTACATCAATCACTTCAGGTGGCTTCCCCTCAGCATCAACAGCTTCCCTACAGCATCTACCAGCCATTCGAGATTCCGGGAAGCTGAGGATTGAACCCACAGGCCGGAATGCTATTTCTTTCGCATCCAACCATCTACTTCTTAGGGTAAAAGATTCCCGGCGGTGTTCACATTAGTCACGACTAAGTCTATAGACCACTATGGGGGTCCAGAGATGCCTATACCCCATCACGCATCGCCACGTGACAATCCCAGGGACAGTCCCCAGTCTGGCCTGCCGCCCTTAGAGCACATCTCCGGAAAACCAACTTACATCTTCTGTTCTACCAACACCGGCTTGCGGCCCTTGGTACGGGGAGGACACTCTAGGTGTCCTCCCCGCCGCTAGGGGGCGCTCAGGCGCCCGTGGTGCCCTCCCCCATGCTTTCGGGGGACTTGGGGGCGGGCGGCACGCTCCCGGTCCCGCGCGGGCGCTTGGGGGCGCTCGTGGGGGACTTGGCGGCACCGCGTCCACGCGCCGCGCTTGACGCCCGTGCGGGCGTCCCGGTCGCGACCTGACCGCGTGCCCGCTTGACGAGCGCGTCCACGATGCGGTCGCGCTCAGGGCCGGTGTACGCGTGCGTGGTGTAGTCCTCGTGCGTGGCCTTGTTGAACCGGGCCATGTTGGCCCGTGCCCACGAGCGCACGCGCTTGGCGTCGCACTTGACGCCGCGCTTGGTGACGAGGAGCGCGACCGCGTTCGCGGAGTAGGTCTGTGCGGGCATGACTGCCCTCCTGTAGCCCGGTCGCATTCGGACCGGTGCGAGGGCACCGTACAGGACGCTCAGGACGCCCGTCAAGCCTGACCGCGTGCCTGACTTTGGTCCTGACACGCCTCCAGGTCGCCTTGCTGACACGAGCCAGGCGCGCTTGACTGTCCCACGCAAGCGCGCTTGCGACTCGGGCGCAGGTCGCCTTGACAACTTCTCTCAAGGGGCCTTGACAACTTTTTTTGTCTCCTGATGCTGAGGATCCGCTTAAGGTGAATGATTGCAGCCGTATATAAACGGTGGTTTATATGTGATTGTACGAACGTAGTAGTTGCTGAGGTTCACGGAACCCCAACAACCTAGTTGATAAGAAAGCCCGAAGGGTTTCGTGCTGCTGATGCTGATCTTGCTGCTGATCCTGCTGCTGATCCTGATGCTACTCCATAGCATCGCAGCATCAGCCTCTGCAGGCCGCCCAGGGATCCATCCCTCGGCCACAGGGCGGAACCTGCCCGGCTGCTGATCCTGATCCTTGTTCTTGGTCGGCAAGTAGTTGGGATGCGGAGGTGTGAAGGCGGAACCTGGTGTTATGGGCGGAGATCTACGTTGAGCGGCTATATGAAGCTTATTATGGATCCCAGGCTAAGAGGCATAGGGATAGGGCAAGTAGACTAAGAGGCGGCCCAAAGCTGCTGATCTTGAGGCGACCCCCCCATGCTTTCCTGGAGGAACTGCTCGAAACCATGAGCTCACATGCTTCCCCTCTACCCAGGGATTGGCTGCTGATCCTCGTGTATGATGTACACACAAAGAAAGGGCTGAGGATGATTAGATCCCCAGCCCTTGAGAGTTAGCGGAAGAGGATTACTCCTCGTCCTCCTCCTCATCCTCGTCATCCGAGTCCTCGCCAAGGAGATCATCGACCTCCTCATCCGAAGCCTCATCCGAGTCCTCGTCGGCAAGATCGGCCAGCTCCTCGAGCTCATCCGTGACTTCCGTCGCGTCTGCCTCGACCTTCTTGGCCTTCTTCGCCTTGGGCTTCTTCTCCGCCTTTGCGGTTGCGCCAGCCTGGAGCAGCTCCCGGATGTGGTCGACCTCTTCCTGGGTGAGGTCGTACCGGGTGTACTCCTTGTCGGCGTGCCCGCCATCCTCACTGCGGAGGATCCGGCGGAGACGAACGGGCGTGATCCCGAGCTGGGCTGCGGCATCCTTGGTGGAGAGCCCCTGGCGCTCCGGCTTGGCTGCCTTGGCCTTCTTCGACTTCTTCGGCGCCTCCGCCTCGGAAGCCTCGGCGAGCTCCTCGACCTCGTCCAGCTCCTCGAGATCATCGTCCTCATCTTCGGACGGCTCGGGATCGGGAACGACCGTCGGCTTGGTCGCCTTCTTCGTGGGTGTTGCCACCTGAGACCTCCTGTGCTGTTGGACTTCTGTCCAACCTTGCGTACCTATTATAATAGATCTTGAAGCGGTTTGTCAACGACCTCTTTCTTCTGTGAGCTACTTCCTAATCTACCCCTCCTCCACTTCTACGGGCTCCACGAGGGAACCGGGCACTCGGATGTCCCCGCGGAACCTTCCCACAGGGCTGTCGAGGCGGACGATAAGCTTAGAGACCTTCTTACCCACCACCGTCGCCTCCATCCCTCTCAGGTAGGTTGGGCGGATGGTAGGCACGAAGCGTACCTTGGAACCGACGGGGATCGCGGAGAAGTTGCGAACCCCAATAGACTTCTTCCTACCCTGGATGGCGAGGAGGAGATCATCCAGATCCTCGTCGTGCTGACCCCTGCGGATCTCTGCGATGAGGCTCATCTACCTCTCCATCCCGGCCATGGCAACGAAGTGCTGCCCGCCGTAATCGAACCCGAGCTCGAGGGGGCCGTTCCCATCGAAGTTCTCCGAGATGTACTGCCCCATGCGAAGGAAGGCGGCAGCCACCATCGACTCGGTGCCATCTCGTGACGGATGGATGATGTCGACCACCGTCGAGATGACGATGCTCTCACCCTGGTTCTCGGCGCCAAAGGCGGGCTGTGCTGTCTTGCGAGTTGCTGTTGCCACGTAATCCTCCTCGTAATCTACTTCATCGACCATTGGTGCTGGATGATCCAGCGGGTCGTAAGCCACTTCTTACCCCCTTGGGTCTGGGATGTTCCCTGCCTCAACCTTGTCGAGGAAGTCAGCTGCCGGTGTGGGATCGTTGAACCACCGGACGAGGAAGGGCTGATCCCTACCCGCATCCTGGACTGATGTTCGGAACCGGATGGAACCATCCTCCTTGACCACCTCCTCCACTACTCCAACCCGCGTAACCGGCCAACTTCGCCGGATCATAGTCGTAACCTTGTCTGCCACTTCTTACCTCTGCTGGTGGATGATGATGTAGGCTAGAACGTGAGCCCCCAAGTACATCACGGTGAGGAGGATGAATAGCCAGGCAAGCCAGCCCAAGAACTTGTCCAGCCTGCGGTTCAATCCACCCTCCATTCCTCAAGCATAGCCTCGAAGGAGGCATACTCGATCTTCTCGAGGCCCTGGGTAACTGCCTCGAAGGTTCCGGTGGGCAAGCGGTAGATGTTGCCGATGAAGACATCGGGCAGATCGGACCAGAGGAACCCAGCCCTGCGATCCTTGCGGTTGATGACCGGCAGTACCGGCCACTTCGGCCAGTGTTCCGCTGCCCTAACGAACTCGAGCTCGGTCATCCGAAGTACCAGACCATGGATGTGTGAAGGCATTGTGCACGGGAAGCGTTGGGGTGGCGAGCTTTGAGCCCCTCGTAGCCCTGAAGGATCAAATCGATCTCCGGGATGAAGAGCTCACGGTCGGCGAGCTCTTTGATCATGGAGTCCAGATCCGGACCTCCGTTTGGCCCTTCCGGAAGCTCCTCGAGCTCCCAGCTGTGGTCGGCGTCGTCGAGGTAGCTCATCCGATGAGGAACTCTTGGGCGAAGTCGTTGAGCTCGTTGTTGATCTGCTCGAAGGTGGTAGTGCCGGGTTCCTCCTCGACATCTGCCCATTCCGCGATGCCACCGGCGATGAGCTCCATGAGGGCGGAGAACTTCAACCGGCCAGCCGGGTTGTCGATTGGGTAACGATCATCTTCCTTCTCGAACTCGAAGCCCAAGATCTTGAGTCGATCGTGAACCTCCTCCGAGTCCAGGAACGGCCTGGGTTGGCTGCCCATTAGTTCTGCCTCCTAGGTATAAACCGGTGTCGGGCGCGGTCAGTCCGCCCCGTCCCAGTTATTATAATAAACCTAAAACCGCCCGTCAATGGGTGGATGTGAATCCCTACCCATCCAATTCTGGGCTGTAGTACCCGTCATCCACCGCATCCAGATCCGGATAACCGCCCCGATCCTCATAATCGGCCTCGAGATGCTGATCCTCCTGAATGTCGGGCTGTGCTTCCTGCCTCCGTGCGAGCCACTCAAGAACCCTGGTGTATGCCTGGAAGTCGGTTTGCACGAGATAGCGGATTTGATCCACTGCACTCCACAAGGCGAGGTAGGGCTTCTCGTGCTGATTGTCGACCACTGCCTGAAGGAGGAACTCGATCGTCTTCTCGTACACGGGCTCGAGGTTGACTGTGGTAGCCACTTCTAGTACATCCTCCGGTGTCAATCTGCCTTTGAAGGTTCCGTCCGGTGTGATGACGGTAAAGGGGAAGTCGTTATCTTCCACTTCGCGTCCACCACAGGAGGTCGCCCATAAGGAACGGCGGCTGGGTTCGGCGGGTAAGCCAGTCGTTCAGCCTGCCTTCTACCACGCTGGGTTCCAGGGTATTGGAGTCGATGATGAGGCGGGTGTAGCCCCAGTCGCTCATCCACCCAACCTTCTGGATGCTGATCCCGTCGATGGGCATTTCCTCCAGGTTTAGCTGATGGAATGTGATATCCTCCGCGATGGATCGCGAGTGGATGCCCTTGATAATGATGAAGTACTCCATCACTCTTCCCTCGGTAGGGTGTCCGGATCAAAGCCCGGCTCGTGGATGCCTCCGCGAAGGAAGAACACGAAATGCTGTTCGTGCATATCCCCAGCCAGAGTTTGAATATTCACGCAGTAGTGATCGACATCTGCCCACTTCGGCGAGTTGTCGGGTTCATCCTCTGGGATGTCGTGGTTATGTTGTTCCAGCCATGCCTGTGCCCAAGCCCCATCTTCAAAGGGGCCAACCAGGGATGTAATATCCCTCTCATCGTGGCAAGAGATGTATGCCTTCATCTACCTCTTCTTCCTAAGGCTAGCGAGATGTTCGCGGCCGAGGTCCGTGATCTGCCGCCCGTTGCGGATCCTCACTACCAGGCCAGAATAGAGAAGGAAGGGTTCGACGCTGTTCTCTAGTGTTACCTCCTGCTGCCTGAGCTTGGCTGCGATCGACTCGAGCCCCATTGGAGTTGTGTACTCGGCTAGGGCGCGAAGATAGTTGCGATCCATGGGTGTGAGCCCCATGTGGTCGATCTTCAACTTTGTCCAAAGAATGAGCTTGACGAAGTCCGCATCCATTGGCCCGGTGTGATCGCGGAAAAGGGCGAAGTCCCTCAACCACTTGAGGTTGTTGTTCATGTACCTCGGGGTTCCTCGAGCCCTCTCGGCTACGAGCTGCATGCTGTAATCATCCAACTCGATTGATAGTTTCTTGGCTGAGATCGACCCCAGTTCGGTGAGCTCGTGAACGTCGTAGAACTCGAGAGTGAATTGAAGCTGAAACCTGTCAATGAAGGGTTGGGCCAGCTTCCCAAGGTGTGTGGATGCTCCGATTACCGTCAGAGGCTGAATCTCTACCGTGCGAACGCCAGTGATGGATGGATAAAGAAGTTTGCCATCCTCCAGAACCGGATAGAGTACCTCCTGTGTAGGAACGCGAAGTGCGTGGATCTCGTCGATGAAGAACACGGTGGGCTTGTCGAATAGGAGGATCTTCTGAGTGAGTTCTCCTGGTCGACCAGCTGTCGAACCGATGAGGTCCACCAGCTTCCATCCCAAAGTATTCGCGATGATCAATGCCAAAGTTGTCTTGCCCAACCCCGGTGGTCCAGCCAAGAGCACATGTGGCAATGGTGCCCCGCGAACCTTGGCGGATTCTAGGGCTGCAGATAGGGGCTCCTTGATGTGGTTCTGTCCGATGTACCCGTCGAGGGTAGTTGGTCGAAGTGCTTGGTCTTCAACCTTCTTCATCTAGCCTCCTGCTTCCCGAACCAGACTGGCTGATTGTTGGCATAGTCGAGGCGGAACATCTCCCAGCTCGCCGTGTCGAAGTGGGTGGCGAGGAAGATCACCTGGTTGTCGCGAACGTGGCAGTCGATGAAAGCTGGTCCGCCTTCATCCCCCAATCCCAGGGTGAGCAGCCAGACGTCGATGTAGCCCCGCAGATCGATGATGTGGAGAACCTGGCATTCCGGGGCGTATAGATCTGCCACAGAGAGGTGGGTGTCGAACTCGTCGTAGCTTGTGTTGATAGCTTCGATGTAGCGAGCTTTGATCTGCTCGTAGGTAGTCGCTTGCTGTTCCGTCAGTTCCATTTCCATCCTACATCTTGGGGTGAGTGCGGAAGTAGTCAAGCCACTTCTCGGAGTAGGGCAGTAGATCCTTGGAGAGGCCC